GAAAGAAGCGGAGCGGATGAGGCTGAAGGACAAACACGGATTCACGGGCGAAGGAGAAAACATCCACGTCGAAGGAGCGAGGGGGGAGATGGCGGTCGCGAAAAGACTCGGCGTGAAATGGGAGGGGCATGTGAACACGTTCAAGCGGTTCCCGGACATCGATGGGGATATCCAGGTCAGGACGCGATCGAAGGATTGGTACGAATTGATCGTGAGGCGCGACGACCCGCTGGACGCGAAATATGTCCTTGTCACCGGCACCACTCCGAAATACCGGGTGCGCGGGTGGATCAATGGGAAGGATGCGATGAAGGCGGAGCATTTGAAAACCCACGGGGGCAGGGAAGAAGCCTATTTCATTCCCCAATTCATGCTGTCGCCGATGGAAGGACTTGACAGGCGGTCGGACTCCCCGGTATAAGGGGGTTCATGGCTCGGAGGAAACTGCCATTATCCGATCGCAAGCGCGAGAGGAAGGAACTCGACCGGATCTGGTCGAAGGTCGTGTTGGAACGCGATGGTCGAATCTGTCAAGCATGCGGTCGCCCCGGCAATAACCCGCATCATATTTTTTCCCGAAAGCATTTTTCGACGCGACATGATCCTGAAAATGGGATCACCCTATGCTTTGCCTGTCACATGCACAAAGCGCATTCCGATCCCGAGGCGTTTCGTGACTTCATCATCGATAGATGGGGCCAGGAGAAATTCAACCGCATGAAACGGCGCGCTTACGAAGTCAAAGGCGTCGACCACGCGCTATCGTATATCGCATTGACCAACTGGAAACTGACCGGCATGGAGGCGAGAACGTGATCGTAGAAAACCTCAAGCCCGCCCCGTACAACCCCCGCAAGATCAGCGATCCAAAGGCCCGGATGCTTGGCAAGGCCATGAAGGAATTCGGCGACTTGTCCGGCATTATTTTCAACGTGCGATCCGGGCGAACCATCGGCGGTCATCAGCGCGTGAAGAACTTCGATATAACGTGGGAGGTCGTCAAGGAAGAAGTCACGGATGATCTTGGCACGGTGGCGCACGGGTACGTTGAAACTCCCTTTGGGCGGTGGACGTATCGCGAGGTGGATTGGAACGAGCAACGGGAGATCGCGGCGAATATCGCGGCGAACAAGCACGGCGGCGAATTCGATTTTCCCATGCTCAAGGATTTGATCGTGCAAATCGACGACGGCGCACTCGACCTCGAACTCACCGGCTTCGACGGTAAGGATTTCGACAAGACCTTCGGCGGCGGCGCGGAGAAGATCAAGGGTTTCGACGTGGGGCAAATCCAATACGCGATCATCGTGGAATGCGCCGATGAAAAAGAACAAACGGAACTGCTGACGAAACTCGAAAGGGAAGGAATGAAATGCCGACTGTTGATGTTGTAGTTTCTTCCGAGATTCCGCAGACTCTCCGTGTACGTCAACTGTCGGCGATCTTCGATGTGCCCCTTTCCGACCGAGCGAAACTCGAATGGCACGCCAACATCGCGCACGAGGAAAAGCCGTGGAACGTGGGATTGATTACCGGTCCTTCAGGGAGCGGAAAAACTTTGATTGCCCGAGAAATGTTCGGCGAGGACGCCCTGAAATATTTCGACTGGGACGATCAACCCGTGGTCGACAATTTCGGGAAGGGTTACACCATCGAAGAAATTACCGACATGTGCTCGGCGGTGGGATTCAACACCATCCCGGCATGGATGCGCCCGTATAAAGTGCTCTCCAATGGCGAGCAATTTCGAGCGAACATGGCGCGGACCCTCCTCGAACGGGAAGGCGTGATCGCCGTGGATGAGTTCACGTCCGTGGTGGATCGACAGGTTGCCAAGATCGTTTCCAACGCCATACAAAAACGGGTGAGGAAGAACAATCGGCAGTTCGTCGCCGTGTCCTGCCATGACGACATCGTGGAATGGCTTCAGCCGGATTGGATCTACGAAACGAGTTCCAATACGTTCGCTTGGAGGTCACTTCGGCGACGACCCGGCATCGATGTTGCGATCACTCGGGTCCCGTATCGCTTCTGGTTCATCTTCGCTCCTTTTCACTATCTGACCGCCGAGTTGAACAAAGCGGCCCGATGCTACGTCCTTTCCATCGAAGGGAAACCGGCGGCGTTCGGCGGCGTGCTGTATCGTCCGCGCAAAGTTCAAAGCGCGTCGAACGTGTACGGGTTGAGCCGTTTGGTGACGCTGCCGGACTATCAGGGGCTCGGGCTGGCGTTCGTGCTGACGGACACGTTAGCGGCGGCGTACATGGCGGGCGGCCATCGATTTCATACCTACCCGGCGCATCCTCCCCTGATTCGGTCCTTCGCGCGATCGGATAAATGGGCTTGCACCAAGAAACCAGGATTTAATCAGGGAGGAGTGGGCAACTTGAAAACCACGCTGGGTAGTCAAAGAGATATCCGGAAAGCACAACTGGCGGGACCGATGCGGCTCGGCAACTCCAACCAAAACACATGGAAGCAGGGAGCGCGACAATGCGCCATCTTCGAATACGTCGGTCAGCCTCTGTCGGCCGAAGACGCGAAGAGGCTATTGCCGTGAAAACGATCCGGTTCATGGATGAATTCGTGGATGTGATTCTCTCCGGCAAGAAAACAAGCACCATGCGGCAGAACACGAACCGCATTCCGTCCGTCGGGGAATACGTCAAACTGTCATCGAAGGAACGGCTCGAGTTCGCAACGGCGTTCGTGAAATACGTCGATGAAAAACCGATCATAAATTCAAGCGAACGACGAGCGTTGCGGAAAATCTATGGGGATAACATCGGAAATATATGTCGGGTGCATTTCGTCATTCATTCGAGTACGGACTCCGCATGAATGTACCGATCCATCCATCAAGCCGTGGGGATCATGATCCGATACCAAGAGCGAAGGCGGTCTCCTCGATCCATGATGCCCGGCATCGGGGCTTCTTCGGGGGAAGATCCGGATGCCGATGCCTTGATGGTGTTGATCTTGTTCGAACGGCACAACCGGAGGAAGATGCTCACGAGAATTCTCGTCGAACGGGAACCGCTGAAGGAAATAAAAGGGGAACGGGATCGAAAGTTCGCATACAACACTTTGAACATATTTGCCCGCGCTCTTTGCTGCCGTGGCATGCTGGAATTCCAGGGGGAGAAAAAAGAACCGCATCGGTCATGCCGTATGTTCCATCGCGGCAAGTGCCCGTTGTACGATAAAGAAAATCCTTGACAGCCGGGAAAGAAAACGGTAAGAAAACCGGTAGAGTCAGACTTCTGTTCTCTGCGACGCGAGAACGCAAACCGAAAGACCTGACGCATCCGCCCCGACGCGCAGGCAGCAGGCCCTTGAAGCAAGCGGGCAGGCAATGATACCCCGGCGGGATCACGACCCTCCGGGGTATTGTTTTATCACCCCCTGAAAAGGCGAGGGAATGTGGCGAATTGTGGGCGTCGATAAAATCACGAAAAAGACGGTCGATATAGCCACGGCGGATAACATCGCAGAGAAAAGAATCATCATGCGGCAAGAATATAAAAACTACGATTGCCTCAATGCGGTGCGCATCAACATGCCCGCATGGGGGTCATGGGTCAGGATACATACGGTCAACTGATGCCGACCGCACCCCTTCAACCATGCAAAGGGAAAGGGCAACGGTGCCCACGCCTGGTGCCGAAGGGAACAAAGTATTGTGATGTATGCCGGGCAACGGAGACAAGGCGCGACTTGGTCATGCGCGGCGGGGCTGCCCACGAAAAAGGATACGATGCGCGATGGCATAAGTACCGCAACTGGTATCTCGCGCAGCATCCCCTGTGCGTCGTATGTGACCATGCGGCGAATGTGGTGGATCATATCGTCCCGGTGAATGGGAAGGATGACCCCCTATTCTACGAGATGACGAATCATCAGGCATTATGCCGACCATGCCATGACGCGAAACATCGGGACAAGGACGGCAACTGGTCGAAGGAATCATTCAATGGCGCACCAGGATGCGCCAGGATCGATCGGGGGCCATCGATCGATGAATGAACGATCATATCGCATGGAACGCATAGGGGGGGGCCGTCCTATCTTACAGGATTGGTGAAGGATAATCGGCGCATGCCCGTCCTCACGCGATTTCAAATTGAACATAGGGGGGTTTAAAACATGCCTGTTGGAAGACACCCGTTGCCGACGGTGTTGAAGATACTTCGAGGCACCGACAATGTTTCCCGGCTGCCGAAAGAGGAAGCGTCCCCGACGGCCAGAATTCCCAGGCCGCCGCCTCATGTTCAAGGGGAAGCGTTGGCGGAGTGGAAACGGATATCAAAAAAACTTCACAAATTGAAATTGCTCACGGCGATCGACGGGACCGCACTGGCCGCCTACTGCATCGAATACGAGCGATGGGCGGACGCCAACGACAAACTGCGGGCGCACGGGACGATCGGGAAAACGAAGAACGGGCAGTTCATACAGTCTCCGTATCTGTGCGTGGCGAACAGAGCGAGTTGCGAAATGCGAAAATGGTTGATCGAGTTCGGCATGACCCCGTCATCGAGGTCGCGAGTAGATGTAACTCCATTGCCGGATGGAACGAGTGAATTCTGAAACATTGGAAAGACCCCCGGCGGAGCGATACGCCGAATCAGTCATCTATGGGGACATCATCGCCTCGAAATGGGTCAGGAAGGCTTGCGAGAGATATTTTTTCGATATCGAACGACAGGACGAACTTGGCATTTATTTCGACGAAAAAGCGGCGGATCGAGTCATCAAATTCTTTTCCCTCCTGAAGCACAGTAAAGGCGAGTGGGCGGGGCAGATATTCAAATTGGAACCGTGGCAGGAATTCGTTCTTTGGAATATGTTCGGATGGAAGATGCAGGCGACCGATCTTCGTCGATTCCGCACGGGGTACATCGAAGTCGGGAGGAAGAATGGCAAGTCCACCTTCTTCGCCGGGATCGGGCTTTATCTTTTCGCATACGACGGCGAACCGGGAGCGGAAGTCTACTGCGCCGCGACGAAGCGGGACCAGGCGCAGATCGTATGGAGCGAATCCCGCCGAATGGTACAACGATCGCCGACGCTGAAAAAGAAAATCGATTTGTACCGTATGTCGATGGTCGTGGAAAACACCGCTTGCAAATTCGAACCGCTCGGCGCGGATGAGGATACGCTCGACGGGTTGAATCCTCACGCCGCGATCATCGATGAACTCCATGCACATAAATCCCGCAAAGTGTGGGACATCCTCGAAACGGCGTCCGGGTCGAGAAGGCAACCGATGCAGGTGGCGATCACCACCGCAGGGTTCGACAGGAAAACGGTTTGTTGGGAACAACACGAATACCTGGAAAAGATTCTCGACGGACTGATCCACGACGAGACATATTTCGGGGTGATTTATTCGCTCGACGAAGAAGATGATTGGATGGACGACAAGAATTGGATCAAGGCGAACCCGAATCTCGGCATCAGCGTAAAAGCGGACGACCTTATTCGAAAATGTGAACAAGCGAAAGAAGTCCCGACGAAGCAGAACGTGTTCATGCGGTTGCACATGAACCTGTGGACGGAGAGCGAAACACGCTGGCTATCGACGGAAAAATGGAACGCATGTTCGTTTCCCGTGGATCCGGAGGGGTTGCCAGGGAAAAAATGTTACACCGGACTTGATCTTTCGTCGACCATCGACGTATCCGCTTTCGTGCATATATTTCCTCCCGAAGTCGAGGGAGATAAATATCAGGCGTTATGTCGAT